AAGACAGGTTCTTTTATAAAACCGCTATCGAAAGAGGACGGAAAGACGGGCGATGGTACCAACCCCGCATGTCTTATCCTCGATGAATACCATCAACACCCGACGACTGATTTTTACGACTTAGGACTTGGTTCAAATACCAAAGAGCCAATGCTGACGATAATAACCACAGCTGGCAAGGATTTAACGTACCCTTGTTACACTCAAGAATATGATTATTGTTCAAAGGTCTTAGATCCGGATGTTGATGTCAAGAATGATGAATATTTTATCGACATTTGCGAAGCCGACAAGGGCGACGACCCCGGAGCATTAGAGACATGGCAAAAAGCTAACCCGATAAGAGCCTTTTACGATGAAGGCATAAAAAAGATAGCTGAAGATTATGAGATAGCCAAGCAGATACCTGAAAAAATGATAGCTTTCATGACGAAAGTACTCAATATTTGGGTTTCGGCATCAAATAACGGCTATATGGACATGAAAAAATGGAAAGCTTGCGAAGTCAAGGAACTACCAATCGACCTAAAAGGCAGACCGGTTTATGTCGGTTTTGATATGTCTTCAAAGATAGACCTTACATCAGTGGCCTTTGTAGTGCCTTATCAGACCGATAAATTGGACAGCAGCAACAAGAAGATAGTTAATTATGCGGTATGGACACATAGCTTTATACCTACAGTGGATAAATTGCGAGAACACATCATAAAGGACAAAGTGCCGTACGATGCTTGGGAGCGACTGGGATATTTGACGCTGACAAACACGCCGATAGTCGACCAAGCTACTGTAATGCGCTATGTGCTTGATGAATGTGAAAAATATCAATTAGACATTCAATGCTTTTGTTTCGATCCCAACAATGCCGCAAAATTAATGATGGACTTATCAGATGAAGGTTACACGGTAGAGGAAGTGTATCAGAGTCATAAGAGTCTAAACGAAAGTACTCAAGGCTTCAGGGAGCAAGTTTATTCGGGCAATGTTCTTTACTTACATAATCCGCTTTTTAATTATGCAATGTCTAATGCGGTTGTAAGGACAAACAACGGACTTATAAAGATTGACAAAGACGCAACCACTAAGCGCATCGACCCTGTGGATGCCACACTTGGGGCGTTTAAATTGGCTTTGTATCATAATTTTGAGTCTGAAAGCTATAGCGAATACATTGAGAATTTTTTGAAAGGAATGACAGGATAGAATGGGATTTTTTAATAGCTTAAAAAATTTACTTATGCCCGAGTCGGTGGACGCGGCAAGTGATAAGCTCCTGCAGTGGTTAGGCATTGATACAGATAAGCCGAAAGCCTTAGCAGAGACAACATATTTTACTTGCTTAAAGGTGCTATCTGAGACGATGGGCAAAATGCCCCTGAAACTCTATCAAGAGGACGAGTCGGGTGGCAGGGTGAGAGCGCCGACAGCAGATATATTGCTGTATCGACCTAATTCAGTTATGACTCCGTCAACTTTTTGGAGCACCGTGGAAGCAAATTGCCAACATTACGGCAACGCTTACGCATGGATACAAAGAGATTATAAAGGCGGACTGCAAAAAGGTGAGATAAAAAAGACGGCTTACTGGATTATGAAGTCCGATTGTGTGACTGTATACATGGATGACGCGGGAGTTTTTGGCGATCGTGGAAGACTTTACTATAAATTTACAAATCCCCAAAGCGGCGAAACAGCAGTTTTTAGGCAGGAAGATGTACTGCATATAAAAAACTGGCTGTCGTGGGATGGGGTTATGGGCATATCGGTAAGAGATATCTTGAAAAGTACGATTGACGGTGCCGGATACTCTCAGAAGTATCTTGAAAAGCTGTATCAGAGTGGCTTAACGGCATCAAGTGTCCTGCAGTACACGGGCGACTTAGACGAAAAACTAAGACAACGACTTGAAAAGCAATACAATGACTTGCTTACGGGCGCAAATAACGCAGGCAAGGTTGTGGCCTTACCGCTTGGCATGAAGTTGGAACCACTTACATATACTTTGGCAGATGCTCAGTATATGGAGCTTAAGAAGTACAGCGCTTTGCAAATTGCAGCAGCATTTGGAGTTAAGCCAAATCAGATTAATGATTACGAGAAGTCAAGTTACTCTAATTCGGAATCACAACAGCTTAGCTTCTTAGTGGATACGATGATGTACCGACTTAATCAATACGAGCAGGAAATCAATTACAAGTGTTTGACTGATAAGCAAAGGGCTGACGGCCTTGTATACAAATTTAATGAAAAAGTCCTTTTAAGGGCAAACATGGAAACGCAAATGCAGTCGATAACATCGGCAGTACAAAACGGCATATATACCCCGAATGAGGGAAGGCATTTACTGGACCTGCCCTCTAAGGACGGCGGAGATGTGCTTATCGTAAACGGCAACTATGTACCGCTTACAGATGTCGGCGCTGCATACAATATCGGAAAGGAGGGCAAAGATGATACTTAAGATAAAAGGCGACATTGTCAGTAATGACATGAAAGAAATATACGACTGGTTCGGATACGACTGCACAACGCCACAGGATGTAATTACTGCAATCGAAGAGATGCCGAAGGGCGACAGATTGCAAGTAAAAATAAATTCAGGTGGTGGAGATGTGCTTGCAGGTCAGGAAATATATAGCACGCTTAGAGGCCGCAATGATGTAGATATCGAAGTGGAAGGCTTGGCGGCATCTGCTGCATCCGTCATAGCGATGGCAGGCAAAAGTACAATTTCACCCGTCGGCATGCTTATGATACATGATGTGTCAGTAAGCTATACAAGCGGCAATCATGCACAACTTAGCAAGCAGGCTGAAACGCTGAAGGCATGGGATGAAGCTTTAGCAAGTGCATATGTCGAAAAAACAGGCAAGAGCAAAGACGAAATTATAAAGATGATGGATGCTGAAACATGGATAACAGCCGATAAGGCAGTTGAAATGGGATTTATAGATGCTATAAGTCAGTCCGGACAGGCAGTAATCACAAACAGCATGGGCAATCTGAAGATTACTGACGAAATGATACAGCAGTATACAGCTGAAAAAGCTGGTATTGAAGAAGAAAAAAACAATTTGTTAAAAGACCTCGATACATTCGGGGCATGAAAGGAGCAAAAAATATGAATTTACAGGAATTACTTGATGCAATAAATGCAAAGAAGCAGGAAGTAAAGAACCTTGCGGAGCAGGGAAAAATTGCAGAGGCAAAGACTGCAAAGGAAGAGCTTGTTAATCTTCAGGAGCAGTACAATATTTTAAAGGATGTAGTAGAGGGGGAGCAGGCAGGTATGTCAATAGATAATTTTGCAAATGCTTTAGCTGTAAAAATTGCGTCTGGATCTGATGCAATACATGACTTTGCCGAGGCTGCAAGACACGGCTTTTATACTAACACAATGACAGAGGGCACAAAGGCTGACGGTGGTTATACAGTACCTGAGGACATTAAGACAAAGGTTGATCAGTATAAAAAGGCAATGTTTTCGCTTGAGAGCCTTGTAGATGTTGAGACAGTAAAGACCAACAGTGGTAAAAGGACATTTCAGAAGAAGGCACAGGTGACGGGGTTTAAGGTTGTCGCAGAGTCTGGAAAGATTCAGGCTACTGAAACACCGCAATTTGAGTTACTTTCATATGATATTAAGAAGTACGCTGGATATATGCCGGTTACAAACGAGCTACTTGCCGACTCTGATGCAAATATCATAAACACTCTTGTAAAGTGGCTTGGTGAAGAAGATGTTGCTACAAAGAATGCGCAAATCCTTGCTGCAATAGGAACAAAGACAGAGACAGACCTTAAGAACCTTGACGGAATTAAGAAAGCTATCAATGTAACACTGGGGTCTGCTTTTGCAGGAAGCGTTACAATCTTGACAAACGATGACGGATTACAGTATCTTGATACCCTTGTTGACAAGAATGGAAGATATTTGCTTACACCAAGCATTCAGGATCCGGCAAAGAAAGTCCTTGCCGTAGGCGCATCTACTATCCCAATCGTGGTAGTACCAAACTCTGTGATGGCAACAAAGACCAATAAGGTGCCTTTTGTAATCGGTGATTTAAAGGAGGCTGTAAAGATTTTTGACAGAGCGAAGCTTAGTATCATGACTTCCAACACCGCAGCAGTTGGTCAGCTCAATGCATTTGAGATGGATCTAACACTTTTTAGAGGTATCGAAAGATTTGACTGTAAAGTCAAGGATTCCGATGCATTTGTAAATGGAACTATAACAGTAACCCCTTAGTAGAATTTAAGCCCTTGCACCTGCAGGGGCTTTTTTAGGAGGTATTAGCCTATGACGCTTGAGGAAGTAAAGGACTACTTGAGAGTAGACGGAGATGATGACGACAATATCATAAGAACGATGATGGAAGCATCAAAAGAATACATCGTGTCCGCTGTAGGCGAATACGATGAAACAGATAAGACGGCAAATCTTCTTTTTTGTGCTATCACTCAAAATCTGTACGACAATAGAGAGCTTATGCAGTCGGATATACAGCAAAGAAAAGCGATTGAATACACCTTCAGGAGCATAATCTTGCAACTGCAAATGAAAAAAGCTATCAAGGGGGATACATGAAAGGCATAAACCCTGGAAGACTTAATAAGAAAGTCAATATATTGCGATACATAGAGACAGAGGACGAACTTGCAAATATTGTGAGTACTTTGTCAGTGCATAAAAGAGTTTGGGCGGAAATAAGACCGTTAAGAGGCAACGAACAACTAGAGCATTATAAGACGACAAGCAAGCTTGTATACAAAATTACAATTAGAAATACAGATATAACTGAAAAAGATGTGATTGAGTATCAGGGCAGGCAGTTTCTTATAAATTATATTGTAAATCCCTTGGAGGCGAATTATTACTTAGAACTTATGTGTACAGAAAGCAAAGACCATGAGGAAAGGAGGGAGTAATGGAGTCGGTACATTTTATCGGACTTGAAAGCTTACTTGAAGACATGCAAAGCATGGTGGCACAGTCGCCTGATGAGTTAAATGATGCAGTCATAAAGACAGCGAAAGCATGGACAAAAGATTGCAATGCAAAGATGCCGTCGAGTTATAAAAGCGGTGCAAAAGGCTTGAAGAGGTGGAAAACAACAAAGAATTACAGCCCTTCAGGAATAATCGCAAGCGTTGAGGTCACAAATAAGGCTCCGCACTTTCACCTTGTAGAAAATGGACATAGGAAGTTTATAAATGGCGTGTATACAGGTGGCTTTGTTGAGGGTAAGCATTACGCAGAAAAAACAAGAGCGGAGTATGAAAGCAAATATCCGGACATGATGCAATCGGCTATAAGCAAAGCCTTAGCAGACAGGGGGCTTTCATGATCACATATGCCGATATTGTCAAAGAAGTAAATTTAATTTTAAAAAAAGAATATCCAAACATCAAAAGATACGGAAATGACACAGTAGATAATGCGGTGCCACCGTATTTTTTTGTTGAGGTCGTGCCGTTTGGTACGGATAGAGAGAGCCAAAACATGATGCATAAATCGTGTTCGGTGAAAATTACTTTCGTACAGAAGATAGCCAAACAGGTTGAAGCGCTTGAGGTTATCGAAAATATATTCGATAGCTTGGGTATGGTACTGATTATCAAGGACAGGCGACTACTTGTCACAGAGTATACGCATGACTATATAGAGGATCATGGCAATATACTGCAAATGTCCTTTAAATTGGACTGGTACGAAAGCACAGAGTATCACGACGGCGAACTCATAGAAGATATTCATTTGAACATAGAAAAGAAAGGAAGTAGATAAATGGCAAAATTAACATCACCAAGCATCACCATTGCCTTTACAGAAAAGGGCGCAAGCGCTATTGAAAGAGGCGAGCGCGGTATCGTTGCCCTTGTCTTAAAAGGCACAAGACAGCAGTCCTTTAAGGTCGCAAGCGTTAGCGATATCCCGACAGGTGTGCTAAATGAGGAAAATGAGCAGTATGTAAAAGACGCTTTAATCGGCTATACTCATGCGCCTAAATATGTCCTTGTATACATTATGCAAACTGGAGCAGACATGACAAAGCCGTATAAGGATATGCTGCAATTTTTCGAGAATGAAAAATTCACATACATGGCTATACCGTCAGTGAAAACTGATAGTAAGGTGCAGGATGTGCTGACATGGGCAAAGAAGCAAAGAGGCGAGCATAATCTTGTAAAAGTTGTACTGCCCGAGGCTGTAGGCGACAATGAGGGCATTATAAACTGGAACTCAACCTTGTACAGGACAAAGGAAAAGGCAGTAACACCAGAGCAGGGAACTGCAAGAATCGCAGGACTTTTGGCAGGTACAGGCTTTGGAGTGTCAGGAACTTATGCACCTTTACAGGACTTTGTAGATGTAAACCGACTCGCAAAAGCAGATCAGGATACAGCAATAGGCGATGGAAAGCTTATAGCCATTTGGGATGGCGAAAAGGTCAAGCTTAATCGTGCAGTAACATCACTTACAACAACCACAGCCGACAAGGGCGACAGTTTCAAAAAGATTAAGCTTGTTGAGACTATGGACATGATGGAGGACGACATCAGGAAGACCATAGAGGATAACTATATCGGCAAGTTCTCAAACAGCTATGACAATAAGTGCTTACTTATCACTGCTATAAATGCTTATTTTATGAGCCTTGTCAATGACGGCCTTATATCAGTCGGACAATGTCAGATTGATGTAGATGCACAGAAGCAGTGGCTAAAGGCACAGGGCAAAAAGGTCATACTTGAAGACGGAAGCGAAAAGGGCATTGATGATTGCACAGACGAAGAAATCAAGAGAGCAAACACAGGTTCACAGGTCTTTTTAAAGGCGGTTGTATCCTTAGTTGATGCTATCGAAGATGTGTCTTTAAAGATTTCAGTGTAAGGAGGTAGAACATGAAGAAATTTGTATCTAATCAGGTCATAAATGGCACATGGGGCGAACTATGGGTTGATGATGAGTATATCGGCGAAGTTATGTCTTGTAAGGGCGAAGTGAGTATATCCTACTCAGATATATCCATGGTCAGAAGCCTGACTGCAGGCAAGAAGATGACAAAGCTTGAAGGAAAGGGAAGCATTAAGCTTCACCACGTCAGAAGCAATATATCAAAAGCTATATCAGACAGAGTAAAAAGGGGCGAAACCCCCGACTTTAAGATTATAGCCAAGTTGTCGGATCCGGACGCACTGGGCACAGAGAGAGTAGTCTTTTATCACTGTAAATTCGATAAGGCAATCTTAATGGACTGGCCCACCATGGAGCTGGGCATCATAAAGATCAGTAGCGCCAGGTTCACGGCGGTTACGCGTGCCGCCGCGAAACGGCTGAACTCCTTGTTGGAGGCGCCCACCCCCCCCCCGCCGCCCCCCCTGCGCCG